GAAGACCCAGGCAAAGACTGAGAGTAGTATGGGACTCTGCAAGATCACGGCATATTGTCCGTGCGGCGAGTGCTCTGGCGATTTTAAAGACGAGACCGCAACAGGCCGGACTGCCAGGAGCGGGCACACCGCAGCCGTGGATCCGGGCGTGATTGCTTACGGGACAATCTTAAAGATTGGCGACCATGAATATGTTGCGGAGGACTACGGAAGGCACGTCAAGGGTGATCACATTGATATTTACTTCGACTCTCATGAAGAGGTCGAAGAGTTCGGCAAGAAATACAAGACCGTCTGGATAATAGGCCGGAACTGGCGCTGGCCGGAGGGGGAAGAATGATTGATGAATCAACGGCAAGATTGAATTTTGCGGAAAATGTGAAATATTTGTGCAAAATAAAAAAGATAACTATGCAGGACCTTGAACACAATATTGGAATTACTAAAGGGTATGTGTCAAGAATCTCGGAAAAAAAAGACATAGGTCTGGGCAAGGCATATATGATAAGCAAATTATTAGAAGTAGACATCAATGACTTGATTGAAAAGGATATGTGGAGGGAAGCTCGTATTAAGGAACTAGAGGCTGAACTTGCTGCTTTGCGTCAGCAGTAGGCGGGATCGATCATAGGAGCGATAAAAGAAAAACTGGAGGGAGAGGAATAAGATGCAGGAAAAATTTGTTTTAACATCGGAGACTCTGCGTGTTGCAGAAGAAATGGAGCCGATTGCCGAGACAGTATATCAGGCGGTAAAAGAAATAGAAACTATGCAATTACAGATGGTTCTGGGTACTGTCATTGGCAGGTGGGGAGCATATCACCGTTTGTCCAGAAAAGAAATATATTCGGTCCTTGAGGAACTTGCGGCAGTACAAAAACGGGTATTTGAAGCTGTCGGGGATTACATAGAAGAAGTTCCTGGCACGCAGGAAACATAACCAGGAACTCAATACAACACACATCATCAATATAACACACACGGAGGAAATTGTAAATGAAATCTGTGAAAATCACTTATCACTGCGATTACTGCAAGCAGGTGATCGATCAGGGTGTGGACATTGTCTGCACCCTGCATCCGGGCAGGATCGGAAGCAAAGACGCCGAGATCCGGGATCCGGATGATCGCGTTCACCATTACCATGATTATTGCATGGAGAAGCTGCTCTGTCTTCAGCCTAAAGATGTCAAGGTGAAGCCAAATGAGCCGGATCAGCATGAACCGGAAGGGGGGATTCCTCATCAGGAACAGGAGCCGGAGGCTGAAGCAGAGCCGGATCCAAAGACCAGGAAAGAAACAGCATCAAGCAGTACAATGCTTAAGGGAACTTATTCCGGCCCGGTAAAACCCGGGGCTAAAGATCTTCCGGCGCTCAAGGCCATGCTGGACGCGGGATGGTCTCAAAAGAAATGTGCTGAAGAATTCTGTGTAGCACAAAACACGATCAGCAAGTGGGTGTCAGATATCCGCAGCATGATCGATGCAGGGACATGGGAAGAGTACTGCAGGAACGGAGGGGACAGAGAATGAGCGTGAAAATCAATAAGCTTGAGATCGAAAATGTAAAAAGGATTAAGGCTGTCAAATTAGAACCCGCCGAGAACGGCCTTACTATCATCGGTGGCGATAATCGCCAGGGCAAGACATCCGTTCTTGATTCCATAGCGTGGGCACTGGGCGGTGACAACTTCCGCCCGTCCGAAGCCAAAAGACAAGAATCAACTATACCGCCTAACCTCAAAGTAGTACTCAGCAATGGCCTGGTCGTGGAGCGCAAAGGAAAGAACAGCGCGCTTAAGGTTACGGATCCTTCCGGACAGAAAGCTGGACAGACGCTACTCAATGACTTTGTAGAAACACTGGCCATTAATCTGCCCAAATTCATGAATGCTACAAACAGGGAAAAGTGCAACACCCTGCTGCAGATCCTGGGCATTGGTGATCAGCTTGCGGAGCTGGAGCTGAAGGAAAAAGATACATATAATCAGCGTCGTGCTATTGGTCAGATTGCTGATCAGAAAGAAAAGTATGCCAAAGAACAGGTTTATTACCCGGAGGCACCAAAAGATCTGGTATCTCCATCTGACCTGATTAAGGAGCAGCAGGCCATCCTTGCCAGGAACGGAGAAAATCAGCGCAAGAGAGATCGTCTGCAGGAAATTACTTTTGAAAAGCACCGGATCTTTGATGAAGCCCAGAGACTGGAGCAGCAGATCAAAGACCTGCAGGACAGACTCCGGGAAAGAAAGGCTGCTTATGAGAAGGTCACCGAAGACGAGAAGCTTGCCATGACTGAGGTTTCCGTCCTTCAGGATGAATCTACCGCAGAACTTGAGGCATCAATTGCCAATGTGGAAGAGATCAACCGAAAGGTCCGCGCGAACATGGATAAGGATAAAGCCGAAGACGACGCTAAAGAATACCGTGAGCAGTACAGAGACCTGACAGCCCAGCTTGATAGTATAAGAAAGGCCAAAACAGATCTTCTGATCGGAGCTGATTTGCCATTCCCGGAATTATCTGTAGCGGATGGAGAGCTGACTTATAAAGGACAGAAATGGGACAATATGTCCGGAGCTGATCAGCTGAGGGTTGCCACCGCCATCGTGAGAAAACTTAATCCTAAATGCGGCTTTGTCCTGCTCGACAAGCTGGAGCAGATGGACCTTAAGACGCTTAAGGAATTTGGATCATGGCTTGAGGCAGAAGGCCTTCAGGCCATTGCAACCAGGGTCTCAAAGGGCGATGAGTGCAGCATCATTATAGAAGATGGTTATGCCGTGACATCCTCCGTGAAGCAGGAAGCTCCGGAACCAAAGAAATGGAAAGCAGGTGAATTTTAATGCAGATTATAAGAGGGAAGATACCCGGCGCACAGAAAGTTGTGATCTACGGCCCGGAAGGCATCGGTAAAACAACGCTGGCCTCACATTTCCCGGGGGCTGTCTTTATTGACACGGAAGGCAGCACAAAGAAACTTGATGTGGCAAGATTCGAACCGCCTTCATCCTGGACTATGCTCATGGCTCAGGTGGATTATGTGGTAGCGCATCCGACGGAATTCAAGACATTGATCATTGACACAGCAGATTGGGCACAGGCCTTATGTATTCGGCACATATGCGATAAACACCAGATGTCCGGTATAGAGACATTCGGATACGGCCGGGGATACACTTATGTTTCAGAGGAGTTCGGAAAACTTTTAAACCGGCTTGATGATGTGATAGCCAAAGGAATAAATGTGGTCCTTACAGCTCATGCCCAGATTGTGAAATTTGAGCAGCCGGACGAAATGGGGGCATATGACCGCTGGGCTATGAAGCTGATCAATGCCTCAAAAACCTCCATAGCTGCCATGGTGAAGGAGTGGGCCGACATGGTCCTGTTCTGTAATTACAAAACTTACTCCGTAGCAGTTGATGATCAGGGCAAGAAGCATAAAGCCCAGGGCGGCAGGAGAGTCATGTATACCTCGCATCATCCCTGTTGGGATGCAAAGAATCGGGACGGTCTTCCGGATGAAATCCCCATGGAATACGGAGCAATCCGTCACATCATTGAGCCTGATGAAATATCCGCTCCTGTGCAGCCGGTTATGCCCGAACCGGAACCTGTTCCCGCTCCGCTGCCCGACAAAATGCCTGAGCCGGAACCGGCCCCTGAGCAGCTGGAGATACCGACCGAGCTGCCGGAAGCAGTACCTTTTGAGCAGGGGACGCCAAAGGATCTGGAAATCAGTCCGGGTGATCTTCCACTTCCGGAAGGGATACCTAAGGCACTTGCTGATCTCATGAGGCAGAACAACGTGACAGAATGGGATATTCAGGCCGTATGTGCTAAAAGAGGATATTATCCGGAAGATACGCCTATCACCAATTACGATCCTGATTTTATCAAAGGCTGCCTGATCGCCGCATGGCCTCAGGTATACGAAATGATCCAGGAACGCAGAGCAGAATTTGACAAGCAAAATCCATTTTTAAATTAAAGGAGGACAACAATGGCAGATTACATCGACAGAGAACTTGACTGGGGAGACAGTATTGAGAAGGAAAGCGATTTTACCTTGTTAAAAGAAGGGGATTATAACTTTACCGTTGAAACATTTGAACGTGCAAGACATCCCGGCAGCGATAAGCTTCCCCCTTGCAATAAGGCCATCGTACATATACATATTGACTCTCCGGAAGGAGCAGCCACCATTAAGCATAATCTTTTCCTGCATACAAAATGTGAAGGAATGCTGTCGGCCTTCTTTGAATCAATCGGGCAGAAAAAGAAAGGCGAACGCATCACCATGAATTGGAACATGGTTCCGGGATCTACCGGAAGATGCAAGGTCACTGTCAGAAATTATAAGAATAAGGATGGCGAAGACCGTCAGTCAAATCAGATCAGCCGTTTCTATCCGAAAGAAGACAGGCCGGCATTTACTGCCGGGTCATTCTGATGCTGGCCCTAAGGCCGTATCAGGAGGAGGCTAAAACCGCAATCTTTGATGAGTGGGAGAAGGGCATAAACAAGACCCTTCTCGTGCTTCCTACCGGATGCGGTAAGACGATTGTCTTTGCAAAAGTAACAGAAGAATGCGTCAGAAGGGGAAACCGGGTGCTGATCCTTGCGCACCGTGGGGAGCTGCTGGAACAGGCAGCCGATAAGAT